GGGATACTAGCTATGTTAGCCATCTCAATGTTGTACGTTAAAACATACTCATTGTTATTTTTAACCTCCAATACAAATATCTTACTGTACATTACAGTATAACTTCTTTGAATAGAGTCTACCAAATCATTTACACCTTCTAATGTGGTAAATGTACAAAATAACTTATTATTTAGCATGTGTACTTCTGTAGGGGTTGAATCAAAATCATATTGAATATCTACATCATACATATTATTCGAAACTATTGAGATCATAACTGATTAAGGTATTGGGGTTTTATATAAGGTTTAACTAAATTTAAGTAAATATCGGTTACTGGATCTGCAAAACTGTTTAATTTGGATTTATTGTACTCTTGGGAAGTTAATTGCAAATTATCTAAATGCCAAATTATATTTACAGGGGTATTTTCTTGAAACCAAGATACAGGAATTTTGTGGTCTATATGTTGAGTAGAAAGTGGGGTACCTATTTGAGAAAGAAAAGTCTCGTAATTGTACCCTAATAAAACTTCAGTAACTTGATTCTTTTTTCCTTTTAAAAAGCTACGTACTTGATTAGATAAAATTTTTTGTAGTCTAAAATGAACATCTGAATGGTATTTTTCTTTTTGGTTGTTCCTTTGGTACTCTTTTAAATATAGATTATATTTTTCTCGATTTTGTTCTCTATATTCCTTATAATAGGTGGGGTTTTGCCTATGGTATGAAGGTTTTTCTTTAAGTTTATTTAATATAGAATGTTTATGAGTTGTGTAATATAAAGACGATTTTTCTTTAATAGATTCTTTCTTTTTAAGATATCTTTCTTTGTTGCGTTTACTACAACACTCTTTACATCTATTATTTAACCCATCCTTAGAGTTTTTATTAGAACTATACTCTAAAAGATTTTTTTCTAAATGACATTCTATACATTCTTTCATACTATTATAAATATTACACAAGTACAAAAGAACTTATTACCTAGCGAAAGTCATAACTGGTTCCATGCGCAACTTTTATATTTAATTTATACTTTTTAAATACTTTTTGAATCTCTGTTAAAACTTCGCGCTCATCGTCGCTCCAATCAAACAAAAACGAATCAAATGTATATAATACAAGTTTAGTTTTTTTATCTTTTAATATCTTGAATACTTCCCACAATATATTAACGTTATATGCTGTCTCCAAGTTTTGAATTAAATAATTTAATAGTTTTTGTGGGTTCATGTTTTCCAGCTTATCCTTTTTAAAGCAATATCCTGAAATTGGTACGATAACTTGTCCCGAGTTATTGAACTCCTCCCATAAATCCTCCACATATACTTTTACCTTTTTAAAGAATTCAAGCTCCTCATATTGAGGTAAAATCCCCCCATATAGCTGTTGTAGGGTTAAAATTTTTGCTTCTTGTCTATCCAACCCGTAAATTTGCGAAAAGTGACTATAAATATCCACATCACCGAAATCATAATCAACCAATTTAGATAATAAAGTAGGGTGGTAAGCACCAATATCGAGTTCCACAAGATTTGAATTACGCGGGATAAAAGCTTTCCTACATCCGTTCTCTTTACTAAGTGCGGCATAATTTATTTTATTGAATGTATTTGATGGGCGTGTTGTAAGCGTTTTAAAGTTATATTGAGTATAGACTACGCCCTCCGTGCTTTGCTCAAAATACTGCTCGTATAGCGCGGTATCAACGGTTAATCCCGCTTGCTCAATACCGTATAGCATCCAACTTACTTTATGATTATAAAACTCGTTAACAGGCTCATCTATCAAATGCTCTAATTCCTCAAAAATGGACTCGCAATATTGATAGTGTTTAACTATTGGAACTAATATGTTTACATCCGGTCTACTAGAGTATTTCCTATATATAAATTCGTGAGCCGAAGTGGGTTGTATATACGTAGGGGAGGAAAGGGTTATGTCAACAAGCTGCTTAAGAGGAAAATAATGGAGAAATTCTTTTTTATCCCTACAATATATTTTATCTAACCCCTTTATAAACTTGAATACCTTATCCTCAAATAAATTTTCTTCTACCTCTGTATGAAAAATGGGTAGTAAATACCCCTTTACATCCCTTATTGGACGGATGTAGATAGCACAGATAGAATTTTGGATTGGGTGAATAAATGGAGAGTATGGAATTATCTCCACAAACGCTTCTTTAAAACCCTTATAACAAAACTCCTCTAGTTGACCTTTATTTTCTATTAACCAAAACATTTAAATAAATGTAATGCCCTAATTTTAATTTATCAAGCTTGATAATATTGGGAATAATCTTTAAAGTATTGGGTTAATCCTCCCAGCCCCAATTGTCTTTCGATTGTGGCTGTTACTCTTAAATTTATATTTGCTACTTCTTGTTTACTTAAACCTGTTAAAGTCCAGGTTATGGTAAATGGGGTATAGCTTTTATAATCTATTTGGTTATCTGAATCTGCTAGTTTTCTAAATGTATCTTGAGTTATCTCTAAATAGATAAATTGAGTATTTTGTTTACAAAAATATCTTGTAAACGCTCCGTTTGTGTAATCTGCTGGAGTAGGAATAGTTAAAGCATAAACCGGAACTAATAGTACAGGAGGATTATTTATATTAATTCCTTTTAAAGTTAAATAACTGTTTACTAATCCTTCTTGGGGGACTATTCTAACAGTTGGTTGAATACTAGAGGTAACCTCTGGTAGAGGTAAGGTCGCTAAAATAAGTTCAAATGTAGGAGTATCATTTGGATTTTTGCCTGTATAATATTTCCCATCTGATGTTTTCCAATAAGAACCTGAGTATGGTTGGTTGTCTGAAAGGTAGACAAGTTCCTTACCATTGGTAATTAAGTTGGTTTTTATTTGAGACTTAGGATAATACATTATCTTGCTAAAGTTAAACTTTCAATACTTGTAGTCCACCCACTATCAGTAATGTTATGATTTAATCCCTTAATAACAAAATTTAAGGTTTCAGGATAACCCGGAGGGAGGATTTCTGATGTTATAGTAAATTTCTCATATATTCTAGGACCTGAGAAACCATCCATTTCTAGTCCTAAGTCAAATGGGATAAAGGGTTGGGTTGGAGTTTTCCCAGTAAGTGAGTATTCACTAATGTAGTATCTAAAGACAGAACTAGCTACAGTTTGTTGAGAATTAATCATCTCACTTGAAATAGTTTTAGCTTGATTATAAAAAGCTTGAATTATACCCCCAGGTTTTTTTAAACTAATGTACCCGTTAACTATATCTTTAGCTACTTTATCTAAATTATCTTGATTAGCTTCATTACTAGTAGCACTAATTTTATTAGGTATGATAGAATCTTCTAAACCATCGTTAAAATTCATAAAACCGGTAGCATTAATTATGTCTGATTTTGTTCTAGCTTGGGCTCCTATTGAAATTATAGTAGCTAAGTTGTTGCTAATAGTAGTTGTTAAGTTAACATTTCTAATAAATGAACCTTCAAATAATCCATTACCTAAATCTTTAGAACTTACTATATTAAAATTAGCAGTTTCACTTCTTCCGTTGTTAAAATTTTTAGATTTTATAAATTCTTCATTCAAAGGAATATCGTCGTATATTTTAATTCTATTAGTATCATGATCATATGATACTGTAAAGTTATTAATACTACCTAAAGCCACTTGAATATCATTCATTAAGGTTTCTAAAAACTTAAGTAAAGGTAATGAATTATTTACTGAACAAGATTTTAATAGGCTTGCTATATGATTAATATTTATATGAATTTGATAAAGATTTCCTACGTAAGGGCTAGGAGTGTTAAAACTATTACCTAATATTTCATTCCAATAGGTATTTTCAATTTCATTAGTTATAGTACTTTCAGCTTTAGCAGTACTAAAGGGAATAACACATACCCCGGGGTTGGAAGAAAATTGAAGAGGGAATGTAAAACAGTAATTATGTTCGTCTAATTCAAAATTAATGTAGGGAACTCCTTTACTAGTTCCATCTTTAGTATTATATATTAATAAATTATTTTGAATGTATTGAAATAAAGAACCTAATTTAATATATAAATAAGGATAATTTTTACTTGATCTAGTTACAGTACCAGCATTTTCTCCAAACTCATTTGTTTGTTGTTGTTGAATAGAAGTTTGAATACCTAAAATTTGATTTTCTCCACCCCAATACCAGTCATTTTCTAATAGTTTTGAAGCAAAAGTACTAATTGTATTTTTAGAATTAGTAGAAGATTTTACTTTTTTAGCACTTTTTTTAAGATTAGCTTGTAAAGTATTATAAATATTATAAATAAATTTATTAAAATCTGATCTATTTTTATCTGCTATTAAATCTCCTACAATAGGTTCTTCAGGAGGAGTGGTTATTGTTGGATCTTTTAATGTAAGAGCTACCCCACCATTTATATTATTATTACGGTTGTGGGTTGAAGCTGCCTCTTTAGCTGTGTTTATATCTACTTTAGAAAGTTGAGTGTAAAATTCTATATATCCTAGAACATCTCTATTGGTTGAAGAAAAATAAACAGGAGTACCATTTTTGGTTTTTAATATATAAGGAGCTGATCCCGCCTGGTTTTGAGGTACAGAACCAGGATTGGTAGGGGTTGTAGAGACATTACTAGTAGAAGATTTAACTATAGGTATTTTTGGGGTATTTACTGAGCTAAGTTCAACACGATTTAGATTTAAAGATTCAATAACATCACCAATTGAAATAGCACTTATAGTAATATCGTAAGTACCATCAATATTATAAGTCCAACTAAAATTACTTATTTTACCATAGAAGCCATCATAATTACCACTAGTAGTACCTCTTTCTTCTCTAATATCATTTAAGATTTGATCTTGTGTTGTTCCTAAAGAAGAGAAAAAACTTTTAAATGGTTTAGTATTAAAATCAGCTTTAGTATATTGTGGTCTTTCTATAGTACCTTTAAAATATAAAGTATGACCCCATTCTAAAAGAATAGTAAAACCAGGCCTCATATAAAGAGAATCTATAATATCAAATTGTTTTTTATTAAAGGCTTTAATTTTTAATTCAGCTTTTCTTAAAGAACCTCTAGTAAGAGTATTTATTCTTAAACTATTAATACCCGGCATAGGTACTATACCTTGATCTATTCCTCCAAATCCGTAAGCAAAATTATTAATAATTGTATTATTATTAGTTACACCTGATTTTTGTACAGGGGGGTATCTACTAACAGGTTCAAGTAAACCTACAGTACCATTAAATAAAACAAAATTTTTAGCTAATTCTCTACCGGCATATTGAAATTCTTCACCTGTTAATTTTTTACTTTTTTCAGTTGAAATTGAAATAGGTGAACAAGCTCTAATCCAAGAAGTACTATTATTCATCCAAACTAAAACACTAGCTGAATCACCTTGAAGAGTTCTTTTAGTTCCTAAAAGTGTTTGTCTTAAACGGATCTGGTCAACTGCCCACTGATCCATATTTAAACCAACTATATTACCCATAACTTAAAAACTGTTTAAAGCATTGTATTCTGCTAATATTGCTGAAACATTTGCTGGGATCCTAATTTGAGTACCAACTGGGATAAAAATTGAATTTTGTTTTAATTCAACATTAGCAATTGAGATAACCCAATATAAAGTAGAATCACCATAGTATTGTTGAGCTAAAATATCAAAGCGATCACCATCACCTGTTATAACGTAAATGTCGTTTACAGACAATGGTACTTGTGGATACAAGGTAGTCTTGTAATAAGGCTTACCTGTATCTGTATTTGATACTGTTATGTCTTGGTAACGGTTCATATTATGTTAAATTACTTGGAATAGGATTTGGATTAATTTCAGTTCCAGTTCCCCCAAATTCAAATGGTGGTGATGGAGCAAAATAATTTTTCTGTGAGTTTGGGACTGGGGCTCCTATAAATGGAGCATTTTTCTTTGGTACAAAATTGTGTATAGGAGCAAAATCAAATCCACTTACTTCAACTATAAAAGGTAATTGAGCAATATCATTTTGAATAGTTCCATTAGCACTTTTAGCAATTTCCCAAGGAGAATTATCAGGAATACCTAAACTCATACCTTTTAACACACCCGGAACATCTACTAGCCAATCCCCCACAGTTAAATATACTAAATTACCTCTCATAAACCCACTTTCACTATAATCAGGAGCTGTTAAGGATGCTAAATAATTAAGTTTTTGATAAAGTGGGAATTGTTCTTGTCTAGATTGAACAGCAGCAGTAAATGATAATTTAATACTTCTATCAAAACTGCTATATCTGTAAAAACTTTCAGCTCTACCTACATATTTGTAATTATTCCAACCCGCAGAAAAAGCATCCCCAAATGAATTTAAAAATGCTCTAAAATGAATCCAAGTACGTTGTGATGGGTCATCATTATCTACTACTGAGATAGTAAATTTAATTAAATCAGATTGTTCAACTTCGTTGTTAACACTATTACTTTTATATAGGGGTTGAAGAGAAATTAGATCAGAAGTTTGATCTTTAACATTAGTTAATATGTCTTGATAAGGATTACTTCTATCAGCATCTTTAATACCAGGATTACCGGTTTTATATGTTTTTTCTCTATTAAATGCTCTATAATCAGTAGCTGCTAATTTATCTTTTTTATTTTTAGGGACTACAGCTCCGATACCCACAGGAGCATCTTTTAGGGTCTTTCTAAAGTCTGTATATGTTACTACAGAGTTAGCTCCATAAATAAATGTTTCAGGTTTAAGTAACGAAGGTAAAAATAAATTAGCTCCTTGAGTTACACCAGTGCTTGTACTACCAATAGTTAAATTACCTAAGAAATTTTGGTCAAATGTAATAATATTTTGATTATTATTAAATAAAGAACCATCAAAACTTCTTAGCTTATTAGTTGAAAATGTAGTACGAGGAATTACTGATACTTGACCACCATATGTGTCAGTACCTCCATAATATGTTTGTAAGAATAAATCTGAACCCGGGGCAATATCAGGAGTAACACCTAATAAAACACTATTAGCTATTTGAGCAGCTTGCCCTATTAGATTTTGAGAAGTTGATATTTTAGTTCTATATAGGTTAGTTAACCTATTAATACCAGCCTGATCAGCTAATTTATAAGCGTTTCCATAGTTTAATGGGTTTAAATATCCTAAAGATGGTAGGGATAAACCGCCTTGTTTGTAGATATGAATCCAAGGACCTCCTTCAGGACTAAAAGTGTTATCTTTTAATTTAATCTGATCTAGGGTTTGCTGCTTATCATATATTTGAGATACAGGTAAACTTAAAGGAAAACGCCAAGTTGATTGACGTGAAAGATCTTTTTGTTTAGTAATCCAGTTTTCACCTAATGGACTATCTAAAAATAGTTTAATTCTGTTAAAATCATCCGTTGCTGATTGACCATAAAGACTACCATTTCTTAAGTAAGTATCATAACCTTGATTAGGAAGTTGATCAGGGATTGGGGTTTTAATGTAAGGTTGATTACTACTACCCCCTCCCTGTTGATCATTTCCATATCTTAGAGATTTAAGATTAGTCTTTAAGTCTACTAAAGGCATTTATTACCTAGGTAAGTTGTTTAAATACTTTTGGTTAGCTGGAATATTTCCGTTTCTATCTAACTTAGAAGGTTGTGGTAAAGCATTATTATAACCATCATTATATTCGGTATAAGCAGCGGTTACATCTGGTGTGTAAGCACCGTTTAATGAATATCCTGGGGTATTACCAAAAGCATGTAATTTAGATTGCTTAGTGGCTCCAGGGTTTACTTTAGGGGTAGCTCCATCATATATTGATAGGTTAGTACCACCTTGATTTGTTAATTTGTTTAATAGTCCCATTTTAGTTTGTTTAAGGTTTATTATAAATATTAAAGTTATTGCATTCTGTAAGAACTTACAACTAATGCTTCTCCTACTTTCTTTCCATCAAGTACTATAGTACTACCTTTTTCTACACTGCCAATAAGTCTTTCAAGTAGCGTTTCTAATATAGCAGTATTACCCATACCAACTGAACCGGCTGGTGAGCTTATAACATCGTCTCCTCTAAATAAATTAGTTCCAGCTATTACTGTGTCTTTATTATTTAATGAGATAGCACCTTCAGGACCTAATAATACTCGATTTCCATAACCTGAAGAATTTTGTCCTGGGGATAGTATGTCATCCCCTTGGCTAAATAATCCTTTAGCTAAAGCTGCTATACCGGCTACTGCGGCTAAGCCAATAGGAATACCAATACCTAAAGGTATTTGAGCAAATGATTGCATTACTTTAAGAGCAGTAGAGCCTAAATTTTTAAAGAAACTGCCTACTTCTACAGCTTTATTTTTAGCTAATTGGAATCCTTCAGCTACTCTAACTGCTAAAGATTTTTCTTGTAAAGCTAATTGGGCGGCTTGAACTAATCTTAATAGTTTAAAAGTACCATATATAGTACCTATAATTCCAGAAATACGAGCAACTATTTCAAAGGTTTTTCCAAAATCAATGTTAGATTCTTTAATTTTTCCTATTAATTCTGTAACTTTAGTTACAATAGAGGTAAATATTTCAAGTAATGGTATAAAAATGGCTTCTAATATTGGACGTGTAGCTGCTTCAAGTCTCAACATAGCCTCTTGTAATTTATTTACTTCATTACCTGATTTAGCTGCTGATAATGCTTTAGCTTCTTCTAAAGCTGCTAATTTTTCACCTACTGAGGCCATGCTTTGCATAGCTGCTAAACTTTGGGCTTGGGTATCTACTAATTTAGTATTTGTTGCTTCATTTGCTTTAGCCTCTGATACCATATCAGCCATGCTTTCACGAGACATACCTATAGCCCTAGCTATGGCTTCTTGTTCAGGACGAGTTTTAGCATTTAAAAATAACTGATCAATTCCGCTTTGTTTAATTTCTTCCATTAATTTAGCGTTATCTCCCAATAAAGCTGCTTCTCTAGCTTTTTCTAAATTAAGATCTTTACCAGATAAAAGTTCAGCTTCCATTTCAGCGGCAATTGAGTCTTCAAAATTCAATAAACTACCTGCTATATCATCTACTTTTTGAAGTTCTAAACCTAATTTTTTAGATGATACAAATGCTTTAGTTAATTCTTCAGCTGAGCCTTTAAAACTAAGTTTAATAATGTTAGAGGTTTTAGCAACACCTTCCATTACTTGTTTCATACTAACATTAACTTTCATGCTTCTGATAGATTCACGAGCTGTTGTAGCAATATCTTGAGCTACATCAGCAGCTGATTCACCAGTTAATTTAGCAAATCTATACATGCTGGCTAAACTTTCAGCTGACATCCCCGCAAATACATTTAATTTCATAAATGTATCTAGTGTTTTTTGGCTCACTTGTTCAGCACCATCTAAAGCTGAGTATATTTGATTGGCTGCTTGTGTAGCCATAGTTGTAGTAATACCCATAGCTGAGCCTATACTACGAGCAGAAGCTGCAACTTTACTAGCTACAGCATCAGAAACACCTAAACTTCTACCTAAATCTTTAGTATTTTGGTCAACTACTTTAATAGCTTCAGCCGCTTCTTCAGCATTCTTTTTAAATTTTTGAAATAAACTAACAAGCATTCCTATAATAGCTACAGGACCTAAAGCTGATTTTAATGCTGTTCCTATCGCAACTATACCTACTCTTAATTTACCAAATGCTCCTAATGCTTTTTGACCACCATTAGTTAATTCGTAAATCATTTCTTGTGATTTTTTAGTAGCTGCTTCTAAACCTAATTTATCGGCTAATCCACCTAAACCTATTTTTTTCATAGCACTGTTAGCTCCACCTAAAGCTGAAGTAATAAGGCCCTGTGATTTAGCTAAGTTGTTTTGTAATCTAAGCTGTTCAGCTAAATACTCATTATTTTCTTCTAAAACTCCTGAAGACTCTTGCAGCATCATATATTGCTTTTCTTCAAATGTTAAATTTTGCATTTGAATATTTAAAGCTTCTTTACGAGCTAAAACTTGTTGAGCTAATCTATTAGCTTGTTCTTTTGCTCCGGCAACTCCTGCTGCTTCTTTTTCTCTAAGTTGTTTAAGGATTTCGTTAGATCTTGTTAAACTTTTTTCTCTACCTTGAACATATTGAATTCTTCTTTTACCTTCTTCTCCTATTTCTTTTTCTAGGCTAAGTTGTTGTCGAGCTATATTATTCTGTAGTTTTTTATTGCTAGCTATATCTTTTTCAACTTGTTTAATTGAATCATATTGTGAAGAAAGGTTTTTAGTAAGAGTAACTGTTTGCTTTGTTAAATCTAAAGATAATTTATCTTGTGTAAATTTTTCCTTAGCCATTTTATAAAGAAAAGACATCTTATCATTTAGCTGAGATGCTAAATTGATAGATTCAGATAGAGCCTCATTTGAAGCTTCTAAATTCTTTTTTCTAATTTCTTCTGGTGTTGCCATATGTGTATAAATATTAAGAGGCATCATTTTTTGATGCCTCATTAATTATTTAAGAGATTTTAAAGCATTTCCATTAGGTTTATCTAATTGCATACTAGTTACTGATTTATTAGATTTAGGATCTGATTTAGTGTATGCTTGTTTTTTAGCTTCGTCTTCACGAGTTAATGAATCTTCTATAAATCTAAATGTAGCATTCCTTAACCAGATAGGCATGTTATATATATCAAGATAATTATAACCACCTCGACCATAAAATATTATTTCATGGATCTGTTTAAATAGGTTAACCCTATACTCTTGCGTCAGGCCAAAAAAACTGAACCAATAATGGGATAGCGACCTCCTCTTCACCATTTTCTCCTTCATAGATAAAGGACATCTTAATATCAGGTTGATTAGCTTTAATATGAACTCTTAAAGCTGAGGAATCTCTAGCAATCATATAGTTGTCTATAAAGTCTCTAATCGTTTTTTTATCCTCATCACCCCCAACTGCTATAATTTGATATTTTAAGCGAGTAGAAAGGTCAGGTGAAAGATTCTTATTAACTCGTTTTAGACCTTTAACTTCAGCATCAATATCACTTTCATCTTTATTAGTTAAGTATTTGTAAGTAATATTAGTTCCTGAATGAGGTAAGGTAAAGTTAAAAGCATTAACTCCTTTATTTACTGAGGATTTATCCAATTCAGTATTTAGAAGTTCAGATAGATCAACTGTAATTTCTTCACCATTATACATGAATGAATAATCTTTACCGTAGCCTAAAATACGAGCAGCGACCATAATAGCGTTTTTATCACCAATTAATAAGTCATTATAATCAAACTTAGTTATTATTAATGATTGTAAAAGTTTATCAATTACAACACCTTGTTTAATATAGTTTAGATTAGTAAGAATATCTTCTTCTTTAGCAGTCATGTACTTCATTTCGATAGTACCACTAGATAAAGGATGACCTTCAGGATATAATAAACCTTTAGAAGGTAGTTCGATTGTTTCGGTTGGGAATTTAAATTCGCTCATAAATTATTTGTTATAACGGTTATATGTTTATAAATACTATAAAGGGAGGTTCTTTAACGGGTTAATTAATTAGATTTCGTTGAGGTAAGATTCTTCAACTGGTTTTTTGTTTTTTCTTCACACTTATCCACCCTACTGTCTATATGACGGTTAAGAGCTTCTAGTTGTAGTTGAATATTATTATCTAATTGAGAAGAATATTCTATAGAATTGCGCTCGGATTGATCAACACTGCGCATGATTGTTTGATCAGCATCTTCAAGATTTCTTATATCTTTAATAAGATTTTTGATTGTTACATAGTTCATAAACGTAACCACAACTATTACCAGAGTAATAACAGCAGCCACACCTAAAAGAAATGATATTGTTTCCATATTTTTGAGTAGTATTAGATGTTAAAAAACCTGTCCTTTATAGATTAGACTATAAGATAAAAAAAAAGCCTGGCATAGCCAAGCTTAAATTTAATTTTATGTAAACTTTTATTAGAAGTTTAGTACACAGTAATCCATAGCTACTTCAACAGTAAGACTTTGTGCTACTGATTCATTATCCCAGCTATATTCACCAAAATTAGAATTTACAATAAATGCTCCTTTAATTACCCATTCTGAGATGATATCACCTACGGGTCCTAAAACATTAATAGTTAAATCTTTTTTATAGAAATCGGAATAACCATCGCGTCCTGTTACTGATTCGTGGTGTAGACGAACCCACTCCATTACTGCCTGAGCACCAGATGGGGTGATTGGGTCAAACAATGTCATTGTAATGTTACCCCATTTTGATTTGCCTTTTACTTTTCTGTAAACGTTGATGTGGTTAAGAACAATTTCATCTTGGGTTAATGTAACAGCTGAAATTCCCTTAATTGTATAAGACGGAATACCATCCACATACATGATAAATCTATTCTGTTGCTTTGGTTCAAACGCTGTGAAAAAAATTTCGTTTGGATCTAATACTGCCATTTTGCTGTGTTATTTATTTTATTATAAATATTGGATTTAAAAACTTTATGCTGGGAAAGTAGCTCCAGTTGGTAAGATATTGAAGTCTAGGTAAATGAATTCGGCTGTTTTTGTTGGCTGGATATAAATCTGACCTACTAGCTGGTTTCTATCAATTACATCAGCGGTATTATTGGAATCATCCATAATTACTTTAAATGCATATAAACCTTGACGTTGTTGAACTGACTCTAAGAATGGATTAACCTGGCTTAGGAATTGGTTTCTTGTAGCAATTGTGTTTTGTTCAAACACTAAGTTATTAGCTACTTGAGAAATGTAAGACTTAAGGGCGATTAACAATCTACGTACATTTACACGATCGAGTGCAGATGCTTGTTTTTGTAGAGTTTTCTGACCATATACTACAACTCCAGTTCCAGGGAACGTAGCAATTGGGTTTACATTGCCTGAATATAGGGTATCGCGGCTAGATTGTGGCAGTTTTTGTTCGGCTCTAATTACATTAGATAATCCACCGCGATTAATTCCCGCAGGAGCAAACCATGGTTCAGATACACTGTCATTGAACGCGTAAACCCCACCAATCATTGTAGAAGCGGGTACAAATACTCTAGCACCGGAATCAGGATCAACTGTTTGAACCCACGGCCAGTAAGTTGCAGCGTAAGAAGTATTACGAGTTGAAGCAGCTGTTACAGCATTTCCTACAGTTGAATTGTATGGATTTTGGTCTACAACAAATATACTATCACCACGGTTTTGTGTGTTTGATATAATTGAAGTTACTGTAGAAGAAAAACTACCTGAATCAATTAAACCAGGAGTTAATAATACATTAAATCTATAATCATCTTGGTTAGCAAGTAAATTTACCATGTTAGTGTAATTAGCTCCTACTAATCCTTGTAAATTAGATACGCCTGCTAAAATTTCACTATAATATTTGTTACCAGCAGCCGTTTCCATACTACCTACAGCACTTCCAAATGAACCAGAAGCGTTTATTGGGAGTGAAGCTGTAAAGGCACTTTTTGCATTTCCATTATTATCAAAATAGAATGGAGTTGCATTATTTACTGATTGGACTCTTACATATCTTGATTGATTAGTATATGAACCCGAAATAGTAATTTGATTAAGAGTTGAGCTGTAGTTTTGAACTGTATCTCCAATTACCGCGGATATAAAATTACCAACAGTTGGATCTAATGATAAATTAGTCCAAGTCTCTAATACAATTTGGTTATTCGTATTATCATTACCTTGTCTAATTAATAGATCAAATGTACCTGAGGACGTGTTTGAGTTAACGATTTGCCATCTAATGTTATCAACAGACCCACTTACTAAAGCACCACTTGTATCTTCGGAACCTGTGCTGTTCATTATAGCACCCTTAGAGAGAGTTTCAAGAACAAAAGCAGGTTGAGTTAATGCTAATGCACTTGAGCTAATAGCTGAACTTGATGCTGGGGTATATGATCCACTAACAACTCTAGCTACTAATAAACTTTGACCACCGTTATTGAAGTAGTTGTAAGCGGCTATTGAAGTAAAATAAGTATAAACACCGCTACCACTTAAAAAAGTAGTACCAAATGTATTTTGATATTGTGAATAAGAGGTAACAATAGTTGGAATTTCAACTGGTCCTTTTACTGAGGGGCCAATTAAAGCTGCACCAACTGTTATTGGTTGGGAAGTAATTTGAGATTGGTCATTCTCTCTCGCTAATACTCCTGGTGAAATTAAAGTTTCTGCCATTTTAATACTTAATTAATATTTTATTATAAATATCAAGCCTCTATTCAAAAATCAGCTTAATAAACGCAACCTTAAAAAAACAGAACTATTTACATTCAATAAATATCTAATACTTTTTGTAAAGATTTTATCACCATATCTGGGGTGATTGATTTAGTACATTCAAATTGGCGTGGTGTATCTTTATGTTCAGGACACCATTCCCAATCACCTGGGTTAAGCCATTCACGGTTGAAGCACCCAGAACAGATTTTAGGGTTTTTAGGAAAAATTCGCTCACAGTCTTGAAATTCAGTATAGGGATAGCTAAATCCTGAAATCATAATTGTAGGGGTATTTAAAGCCCAAGATACCCAACTTAATCCACTCCCAACTCCTATAAATGCTTTAGCGTGTTTGATATCTACCATACGAGATTGTAGAGGAAAATCACCAGTTTTATCTATTATATTATGTAAAGGACCTCCTAGTTTAGAATTATGCCAATCATCTGTAGCGGATTCTTGAGTAAGTATTACTACTTTATATCCTTTATTATTTAAATAATCAATTATGGTTTGCCATCCACCTGGGTGGTTCCAATACTTAGCGTGAGATGAAGCATGAGGAGCTATAACTACATAGTCTTCTTGGATAAGGGATGGAGTATTAGGATATTTTATTAAAGGTTTTACTTCAATATAATTTAAATTAAGTATTTCGGATGCGGTTTGTTGTAAAGAATAACGCTTAAAATCAATAGGAATTCTATCTTTATCAACTGTTTTATCATTATAAAACCATCCAATAGAATACATGGCATATATATCTGATACTTCAGAACCCGGGGTAACAAACTCTAGATGAGGGTATTTTGATTCAAACCAGTCATTATGGAAGGTAGAAGTTACTACTTTACAATCCCATTTTTTTCTAAATTCTTCTACATAAGGAAACCATGCTAATGTATCTCCAATTGAAGCGGAATCTAAATGAATGTAAACGCGTTTACCTTTTGGATCGAATTGATGAGTAAATATAACTTGATTTGTATGTTTTTCTGTGATTTCAATATACCAATCTATACAATATTTTAAATTAGCTCGAGTCCACATATTGTTTGCAATCTCGGCTTCGTGTACTACTTTATTCTTTTTAAGATCTTTAAATCTAACTATATATTCTTGTGGATTAGGTCCTAAAATCTCTACAAAAGGGCCATCTATAAAGTTAAAATTTATAGTATTGGAGGGTTGTTTATAGGCTTTTTTCAAAGAAACTATATTATTGTATTCCTTTATTAATATGTCTTTCATATAATTTAATTAGTTCTTTAGAGCGATTATACCAAGATAGTTCTTTAGAGGTTTTTATAGCACTTTCTCTGTACGAATCATACTCCTCTATTATAGTATCTAAACCTCTTAACATCTCTTTTATATCGCGAGGTGATCTCCATAACCCATGAAATATTGTATCCATCTCAATCCATCCTAAAATAGGTAAACCACAAGCTGCGGCCTCCAATAATGTAAGATTAGGATGACCAGCTTCCAACTCTGAAGGGTGTAGAAATATTGTATATGAGGTATATATTTGTCTTAAATGCTCGTTTAGTGGTTCTTGTAAAATCTTGAGTTTAGGATAACCAAATACCCAGGGGTTTTCACTAAACCAGTTATTATTGTTTTCAGGACCTGCAATTGTAATAGGTAAATTACGAGCCATAGCTACCTTAATACCTAGTTCAAATCCTTTTCTATCGTGTGCCCCGTAACCACCTAATCCGTTATTGGCTAGCATCAATAGATTATGATCAATTGGAGGTGTTTCATTTGGGTAAAATACTTTAGTATCTACCCCGTGTGAAAAATAATATACATTAGGTAAATTAAAATATTCTACTAAGTAACGAGCAGGAACTAGTGAAAACACTGAACGTTCCATTGCTTGTCTGTTTTGTTTGTAAATATCAGAATCTACCCCATAATGGAATGCATGGTGATCATGGTGTTGAAAAATATAAGGTATTCCTCTGTCTGCTAATTCTAATGCTAAATTAGCTACGTGTACCATTACTATATCATATTCACCTGGTTGGATTTCATTTGCCCATTTTATATCTACCTCAT